TAGACCCTTGACAACAGGTAAAGCCTTGGATATTTTATCAAATTCTTCTAGTTTTTCTTGTAAATCAACTGTTATAACAGGAGTTTCTTTAACTTCGGGGATTTCTACGGGTTCTTCAGATGAAGGCAAGTTCAGTAATTCTTCCAATTTTCGCGTCATTTTTTACTTTCTTTTTCCAACAGATTGGTATATATCACTAGCACTAATTATTCTAAATTTAATTCCTAAATTTTTACAATAAGCGTTTGCTGAGGACCATTTAGCTTGATTTTTTACGTACTGTGTTTGATTAAAAATATTTTTACCTACATGTTCAATCATTGTTTGGTTTTTAGGTTTTATTTCTATAAGTTCAACATGTTTTTTTTGATTTTTATCTACGTAAGAAATCAAAAAGTCTGGAACATATACAGTAGATTTACCAGTTAAAGGATCTTTATATGGAATTCTCATTGGTTCTGATGCCCATTGTTCTATTGCTGGGTTGTTATCACAAAACATCATAAAAGTCATTTCCCAACTACTTCTATATAAAGGTTTTTTCGTTCCAATATATTTTTCGGGATTCTTTATATTATAAAAATCTTTGGCAAATTTAAAACTCATTTTATGCTTTTATATTTCTTAGTATTTCATCGTTAGTCACAAAACTTTGAGCATAGCCCAAAAAACTTGTTTTAACTCGATTGTAATTTAAAATTTCTGAAACTAAGGCACTTATTTCTACATTATCAAGACCTGATAATGTATCCATAATACTCATTGGGTTATATCCATCACGTTTTGCTTGTGTAATAATAGTTACTGATATATTTTTTGAAGCTGATTTATCAAAACCTCTTTTTTCAAAAAACCCTTCCATCGCAGTTAGTACCTCAGAACTTATTTCTATGGGATTTTGATAATACATGTTAAAAGCTCTAACAGTATAATCACTACTGCTTGTTATTTCTTTTTTTGCTGGTAAATTACTGTAATTGTTCATGGTTCTGGATTATTTAAATTTTTTAAGTTTGCTGTTTGAGTTTTATCAACCGTAGCATTTTTGAACAAACCAAGTCCTATATTTCCTAATGTTCCAAAATTTCCATTATTTATAGCTGTTCTAATTTCACCACCAACACTTCCGGGTTGATTGCCAGATGATTGAATATTCCCTAGAACACCTTTTAAAATACTATATCCTTCTTGTTGTAAACCAGCTTTACTTAATTGTTTAATATTTTTTGCTACCTGATTTGCTTGTATGGCTGCTCCCAAGAAATCTAATGGAGATTTTGCGGAAGCAAGAGTTCCAAAAACAGAATCCACACCTGATATAATACCACCTTGTCCAAAAATAGTAGCTGATCCTTTTCCACCAACACCCAATGGACTAGGTGTTTGATCATAATGAAATTTTCCAAAATTTTCTGGTTTTGATTTATTAATTTTATTTTTTTGTTCTGTATTATAAATTACATTTTCGTAATTGACTGTCATTCTATTTGAAAGAATTTTACCACCTTCAGCTTGATCTAAAGAATCATGTGTCCATTCATTAACTAAAGGATTAATTAATGTATATTGACTATAATTTCCTTGATGTAAAACAAATATATCTATTTTTTTGAAAAACGGATCTTTTTGATAATTTGCCAAACCATAGTTGTAATATTTTAATCCATATTTTGTATCACCATATGCTTCTATATTTTCTCGTTGTGTTTTACCATAATTACTATCTTTATAATAATATTGATAATAACTTTTCCACAAATTTGTAGTTATATTACTATTATCGTCATGGAAATCTATAGATACAGGTTGATATTTAATTTTAGTTTGAATTAAAGTTTTTCTATTATATTGATTTAATTCTTCAACTGTTATAGAGAATTTTGGCAAATCAATTTTTTTTACTAATAATCCGATATTTGGTTTTCCTCGTTGTAACCATTGATCATTTTTTGTAGCTGATTGATTTACTTCAAAAATAATATAATATAAAAACCCAACTTTTGGTGATCTCGCATATGTATCTTTAACATAAAGTCGATCAGCGTGTTGAAAATCTTTTAGATCAGCCCCACTATCAAAAATTCCAGATGCTATGCCACTTAAAAAATTCGTAAATGCGTTACTCATGTTATTATTTATAAAATAAAAAACCTAGCCTAAGCTAGGTTTTTCTTTAACTAATTATTTTTTATTAACCTGTGGCTAGGGTTCTAACAGTTCTACCTATTTCGACTCCTAGGCCGGTTCTTTCACCACCTGGTCTATTCAATTGTATAGCATTATCGTAAGATATTGTTAAATCGATATCCAATGGATCATTAGAATTATAATCACCTCCTTGATATGCTACTTTAACAACGTAACATCCTAAAAATTCAAAACTCTCAAGTGGGACAGGTTCAAATGCTCCATTTCCACCATCAAGAACTTCTACTCTCATTCTAAATTTATAATCTATGCCACTAGCAGCACTTGCTTGTTCATAGAAATCAAATTGTTTTTGTAACTGTTCGCCGACTTTCCCAGCCACTGCTCCAGTAACATCATCTCTTAGTTTCAAGCTGACATCATCCCATTTGTGTCTTCCAGCCAATTTAACAGTACTATTATATACTGGTAATTCAATTGGGGTAAAACTTACTGATGGACGGCCAACTGTCATAACTTGTTTTGTCAATTCTGTAGCTGGAGTTCCAGCAACTCCAAAGTTTTCTAAAGTAACTCTAAAGCGATACTTTAGCTTAGGCATCAACATGCCTTGAATGTTGCTGTTTTGGTTATTTGCCAACGGAACCGTAAATCTATTTAAACTTGCTATTGGCATTCAATGCTCCTCATAATTTCTATCTAATCCATTTAAGATTTATAATTATTTATCATTTACATAAAAGTTTTTATTTTAGGAAAAAATAAAGGGGACTTAAAAGTCCCCTTTGATAGAATTACGTTAAATTATAATCCTGCGGCTATATCACCAGTATTTTTAATACGCAATGGTATGTAAATAAATTCAACAGCTTTTACTGGCTCGATTGCTATGTCCATATACAATTCAGAGCGATCAATTCTGGCTGGAGTATTATTGCTTTCATCACATACTACAATAAAGTCATATAAAGCTCTTTGACCCACCAATTCAAGTAATAGACTTTCAGCAGCAGCTTTGATTTCTCTTCTTGTTTGAGCGTCATTTGGTTCAAACAAGAATGGTTTAGCCAATTTAGTTAGCTGTCTACGCAAATACGCAACCAATCTAACTACATTGATTCTATCTAAAGCACTGGCATTTCTAGCGCGTGTATATTGACCAAAGTTTACTATACCTACACCAGGTAATGTGGCAATCGGATTTATTTTTACTGTCGCCATTACATCTCTTAAACTTTCATATAATGAAACAGTTCTAAATTCTCCGCTTTGTCCATCAATATAACCAACTGATGTAGCATTATCAACACCACCTCTTCTTGTTCCAGCAGGAGCGAACCATTGATAACTCTTACTATCACTGTTAATAATAGTTCTTAACATCATATGACTAGGTGGAACTACAATTCTATTTCCAGCATTGTCGTTTGTGAAACCACTTGGATAGAACATTCCCATATATTCATCATATGAAACTGCCCCATCATCGCCGTTATCAACTGCTAGAGAAGAATTATTACCCCAATTTGTTAGAGAAGTTCCGGTTGGTTCTAATCTAAATGGAGTATCACCAACAACAAACGCAGTTAATCCTCTATCAACATTCAATGCTATCATGTTTTGAATAACTTCTGGATAACCTGGACATGCTATCAAGTTATATTCAAGGGTATCTGTATCTCTAATAGCAGCATTTGTATCTATTAAAGATTTCAACTCTTTAACAACTGTAGCTCTTTGTGCTTTTCTTCCAAATGTTCCAGATCCATCCTCGTTGTTAGGACTTGCGCTTATCCAACGGTCTGTTTCATAATTTTCCATTGATTCACCCGCACCACTTGGAAAACGTTGGTTTAGACCTTCGTTAGCATAAATGTTTATGTAATTTCTTACATATTGTTTTACATTAAATCCGCTTCTTCTTGTATTCCACAATCTTATACCTTTTGGATATAGAGCGGGATCAGGAGCGTCAGGATCAACATAATTGCTTGTTAGCAAACTTTCTATTGAACTAGGTGTTAATGTAGCTCCAGATGTTGCCCAACGAGCATCAGCAAAAACCCATCCATCAGGACTAGCTTGATCAGTTACATCTTGAAGAACCCATGTTTTATTAATAGCATCATAAACGTATACATCTTTTCCATAACGTTCCATATTTGCTGTAGATATCCATATATCTCCAGAAACTAAATTACCACCATCAGATCTATCACCATCTTTTGGTTCAACAGCTTTTACTAATGGACCTTTTGGATCTGTTCCACTTGTCAAACTGTAATTTCTATAACCAACCCATTTAGATCCATCATGAATCATGATATCAACTTCATCAACTACATTGTTATACCACAATGTTCCATCTGCTGGATCAGTTGTAGGAGCATTATTTCTTGCTTCATAA